GATAAGGCAGAGCCCGATAAGGCAGAGCCCGATAAGGCAGAGCCCAAAAAACTAAAAATAAAGAAAAAAACTAAACGAGCAACAATAAGTACAGAAACGGTCGATGTAGCCAAAGATGAAGACGTATTAGAGGAATTGCCCACTTCATTAATAGTAATAGATGACATACCTATTGCTGAAAGAATGACTAAACCTGAACCCAATATTATACTTCAGTCGTCACAATATTATATGAACAATCGTGAAAACTTTATTAATTTTGTAAATGGGTTATTTGACAGCTATAAGGAAGAATTAGGAGCAAACGACGATTCGGTTTCATGTGATTCCATTTATGGTTCAGATGATTTTTCATTATTAACACATCAAAAGATTGTGAGAGATTATATGAATGTTTATACGCCTTACAGAGGTCTATTATTGTATCATGGTTTAGGATCGGGTAAAACATGCTCCTCTATCGCCATAGCAGAAGGATTCAAAACTAAAAATCAGATAATGGTAATGACTCCGGCTTCTCTAAGGGTAAATTATTTGGAAGAGCTTAAAAAGTGCGGCGATCTTTTGTATAAAAAGAACCAGTATTGGGAGTTCATAAGCACTAAAGAAAAACCTAAATACTTAGATACCTTAGCTGAGATCCTATCTCTGGACAAAAACTTCATACAAAGAAATAATGGCGCATGGTTAGTTAATGTTAAAAGAGAATCTAATTTTGATAGTTTATCCAACGAAGATAAAAACAGTTTAAATCTACAAATCGATGAAATGATAAAACAAAAATACCAGTTTATAAGTTATAATGGTTTGAGAAGATCACATTTAAGCGGTTTTACAAAAGATTTCACAATAAATCCTTTTGACAACAAAGTTATTATAATTGATGAGGTACACAATTTCGTAAGCAGAATCGTTAATAAAATCAATTCGAATGAATCCTTATCGGTAATACTTTATCAGTATTTAATGAGTGCTGAAAACTGTAGAATAATAGCACTATCAGGTACGCCCATAATCAATTATCCAAATGAAATAGCTATTTTATTTAACATTCTAAGAGGTTACATCAAGACGTGGAATATCCCATTAGATATAAAAACAAAGCAAAAGGTAAACGAGGCTGAAATCAAAAAACTATTTGCATCCAACATTAAACTTAATAATATTATAGACTTTGTAGAATACAAACCGTCTTCAAAAACATTAGTTTTAACAAAAAATCCATTTGGTTTTATTAATCAGTACAAAAATAACGTGTACAAAGGAATCAAAGTAGACGAACATGGACAAATTGACGACGAGAATTTTTTAAATATGGTTATTCAAATACTTTCATTAAATCAAATATATGTTAATAAATCTAATGTAGAGATAATTAACAATACATCGCTTCCTGATAAGGTTGATCCTTTTAATGCTTATTTTATAAATAAGAATAATAATTCTCTAATGAACGTTAATCTTTTTAAAAGACGAATATTGGGTTTAACTTCATACTACAGAAGTGCACAAGAGAAGCTGATGCCACGGTATTCAAAAGAAAAGAATTTTACCGTTGTTAAAGTGCCTATGAGCGACTATCAATTTGGTGTATATGAAACTGCAAGAGTTGAAGAAAGAAAACTCGAGAAGAAAAACAAAAAGAAAGGTAAAGCAGATGCTTCTATGTCTAAAGAAGATTCAACATCTACTTACAGGATATTTTCAAGAGCATTTTGCAATTTTGTTTTCCCAAAAGAAATCAAAAGACCTATACCTAAGGATGAAAAAGAAGATCTTCAGGAAGGTATCAAAGTTGCTTTATCAAAAGGCGCCGACGAAGACATCATAGACGCAGTTTCGGCTGAGGAGAGAATAAAGAATATCGACGGAAAATACGAATCAGACGATATTGACGAATTAAAAGCAGATATTGCCAAAAATACTGATGCTAATTACAGTGAAAAAATAGTACAGGCTTTAAAATTATTAGAAGCCAACTCATCTACATATCTAAACGAAGAAGCTCTGGCAATTTATAGTCCTAAATTCTTGAAAATCCTGCAAAATCTAACAGACCAATCGAATATAGGCTCTCACTTATTTTACAGTCAATTTAGAACAATTGAAGGTGTAGGCGTTTTTAAACTTGTTTTAAAACACAATGGATTTGCAGAATTCAAAATTAAGAAAAATACAGACGACCAATGGGTAGTTGATATAGCCGAAGAAGATCTAGCAAAACCCAAGTTTGTGTTATACACTGGTACAGAAACCGCAGAAGAAAAAGAAATAATCCGCAAAGTTTATAACGATCAATGGGATGATATACCTATTAAAATAAAGGAGGTAGTCTCGACTTTAGGGGCAAATAATCAAATGGGTGAAATCATCAAACTCTTTATGATTACTGCTTCGGGAGCAGAAGGTATTTCACTTAAAAATACTAGATTCGTACATATATGCGAACCATATTGGCATCCTGTTAGAATAGAACAGGTAATAGGTAGAGCTAAACGTATATGCAGTCATGATAAATTACCTAAAGAACTACAAACCGTAGACGTTTTTCTATATTTAATGACATTTTCAAAATCGCAATTAGATAGCGATCTTTCGATAGAATTAAGGATAAACGATACCAGTAAATTGGATGATAAAGTACCGCTTACTACAGACGAATCATTATTTGAGATATCTAATATTAAGGAAGATATTACGAAACAATTATTAATAGCGGTTAAAGAAACCTCTATGGATTGTGCTTTACATTACAAACCTGGAAGTACTGAACCATTGGCCTGTTACTCATTTGGTAATTCTATACCCGAGAAATTTTCATATGTTCCTTCTATAAAAGACGAAGAGGATGACAAGGTTAGTAAAATAAATGTTAAAACTAAAACTTTCAAAGCACACGCAGCAAACATTAACGGAACAAAATATGCTGTAAACAAACAAACTAATGAAATATATGATTATGAGAGTTATATTAATAGCGTTAAGGATAGTAATATAAATCCCAGAAAATTAGGAAATATAGTAATGAAAAATGGTAAAGCAAAAGTCGAATGGATATAAATATTATAATAACTTATATTATATGGCTACTACTGTTCGTAATAACACCAATGAGAGAATATATAACAGACTTGTCCCCTCCTTCAAACCACAGGTACAATTAGAAACTAGACCCGTTCAAACAAAATACACTGTTATGCAGTTTTTAGACGAACGGCCACGTGTTACCACTGAATTTGAGAATAGAGAATTATATAATGTCAACAAAGAGTTTTTACCTGTCGCTTATGATGCACCAGTTAACACTTTTATGGCTAATGTTGATCATGAATCTACACTAAGAAACCAATTCTTTGCTCTCCAAAGATCGGATCACAAAGAATATGTACCTTCCTCAAATAGTGATTTATATACTGTAGAAGTAGTTGGAAGATCAGAAACCGATAATCACCCTTTATTATTTGAAGAGTACAAACCAATAAACAATAGGGTAAACACTAAACCTAAACTACTTTTTAATAATAATACAAGCGTTAAATTAAATAACAAATGATATTTATTATAATAATGGATGTAAACAAAGTAACACTAGAGTGTTTAGTTAATCCTACACTTTATAATAAATATCTAAGAAAATTCGAAAAGGAGAATAAGGATGTCGATTTTTATAAAAAACGAATATTAGATTTAACTAGTAAATTGTTTGAAGAAAAATCTGCCAACGCAGGACTAAACGAATCTTTTAACAATTATATAAATGAGTGTATATCATATCTCTATACAAACGATATGAGAAATACCTTTCAAGAAGAATATACCGATATAAGTTTCAATGATGAATTAACCGATATTATTCTAGATATAAGTAATGCAGACACATATATTATTAAAAAAAAAGAGGACACTAAAATAACTAAATATGTCAAAAAAAAAAACGGAAAACCCAAAAAAAAGTACCCTGTTAAAAAGGAATTCAATCCAAAAGATATTAAATTTAAAGAACCATAAAAATTAATTATATAAATATAGTATGAAAGATAAAAAAGAAACATTTAAGGATCTTAAATGTAGTCCTTCTAATGATGACAATACCGAGTTTTCATGTTATTCAGCTAATGAATTGAATAAAATAAAAGAAGCCTGGAATACAAGACATCCAGATAGATTAATTATAACTACTGATCCTCATGAAACTTGGAATGAATTGAAAAAGTGCACCGCTAATTCATGCAAAAACGAGCGTTGCTGGTTGTCTACTTTATTCAAAAAATCTGAATTAGATGAAAATTTATTAATGTATACATTCTTACCAGCAAAACCGGATTCTTGGTTAAAAAAACCTACAACATGGTTGTCTAGTTTAGACATAGAAGCCGTTATGAATCAATATGAAAGAAAAAATAAAAATTTTGCTTTTATAGGATGTAGTCCTATAGATTTCGATAAAATGTTATATAACAATGAATGTGTTTGGCCTGAACTATGCAACTTTGATATAGAAGAATATGCCAATGATGGCGTAAATAAGAT